CCTTGAAGGAGATTATTTTCACACATTTTATGCTCCTTATCAATGAACTCAACAACAAGTACCTCGATCTGGTGCTTGCTCACCTTTTTGTTGGGAGTTTACTTCCAACAAACAGCTATGCAGATGGCTACGGCATTTTACTCTTCGTGTTTCGATATGGAGATCAACGGCCTCAGCCATCTGTCCGAAAAGGTTATCGGCATCCTGCTTTTGACGCCCGGCTTAGTAAAGACGATTTACACAACGACCGCCTCACGTATTCCTTACGTGCAGTTTGCCGTGAATGTTCGTCTGTCTGTGAACGGCAACTGGCACAGTATTGCGTACGCTCTCGAAAGGGAGGGTTTGGTAAATACTGTGTTAGCGGTAGTCGCTGCTGCGGGAATATGCTATACCCTTACGTCTTCGGCCCTGACATTTGGGATAGTTTGCGGGCACAGATTGAGGACTTCGTTGTCAGGTCTTTTCAGAGCGTCAGTGAGGACGATTCAATCCCGGTGGTTGAAGCGAGTGCTGTCGTGGTTAACCGACCTACTCCTTTTGTGCGTATTGGCAGTAACGTCACCGATTTGGTATCCGGCATGGAACATCATACTTTTGAGTTCCGATTTGCTTATGGAGCTCAAGACGGTAGCGGCGAATATGGCTCAGGGAGCGTGGTCAACGATCACATGGCACGAGCGGAAAATATCGGAATGGAAATGGACCAAGCGAGTGTTGGAGAGCCCGAGTGGGTTTGTCCTACACCCGGAGGTTGGTCTCAACTCACGATTGATGCCGGACAGGATCAAGGAGTCTCTACAGGCGACATCGTTCATGGTGAAGGTCAGCAAATGGCCAGCGCACCTAGTATCGATTCGAGCTGGTGGCGTCCACTTTGGTTTTGGCTCGGTTATCAATAGGTCTGGCCACTCGGTGTTAGTCACAGCAAAACATGTGTTACACTCTGTTGCTGTATCCGGTCAGGAAATAACCCTACGCGTTGGGGACAACGTGTTACCCCTAATCAACAAGGAGAACGCAATCGTCAGCTTCACTTTTAGTGATGTTGTCGGTGTCTGGCTCGAGAAGACTATCGCTAGTCGACTCGGAGTCAAGAAATCCGTTCTGGTTAAGACCCCCGGACACAACCATCAGATTCAAACGTATGTGATGATGAACGACGAACTATATACATCGTCAGGCGTCATACTCAAGGCACTATCGGAGATGCGGTTTTCACACAACTCATCTACGCTTCCAGGTTCTTCTGGAGCACCGATTATGACCAAGGTTGGCGCCATCGCAGGAATTCATACTACCGGAACCGCAAAATGTAACGAAGCTATTTCATTACATTTTATGGCATCTAAAAAGGAAAGTGATAGCCGTGAAAACAGTTATCAGGAAGTACTTCCGGAGGAATATCGCGATGACGACGCCGAACACGGTGTTATATGGGACGAAGTCGACTACGACAACGACACTGCGTGGGACAAGGACCCCGATGAAGGTAACATCAGGATCTCCAGGTACCAGCTTAAGAACAACGGACGAGCTTTCTGTCTTACGATGGATGCTTATACACAAGGACAAAGAAGTGCCCTTGTAAACGGAAATCGTTCATGGGCCGACCTGGAAGACGATGGTGATTTCTCAGACTTTGAAGACACGTATGGTGAACGCCGACGTGATTTTAAGGGAAAAGGAAAAGCCGTATTGGAGTCCGTACTGGGTTTTCAGGGGGCCCCGGCGAACAACGCCGGGGCTTCTATGAGCTCAGTCCAGGAGGAGACGCAGAGTGCGACGGCCCCGGTTACAGATACATCGGTCAGTACACCGGAGCCGTCTCCGGCGGTGGAGGAAAACAAAAGCCTGAACCAACAGAAGAAGAAAAAGAAGAAGTCCAAGAACTGCGAGAGTGGTTCTGGCCCTCAACAAACGCTTCCTCCGTCAGGAAAAGTTTCGGAATCCACGCAGCCGGACACAAAGAAGGAGAACGCCCCTCGGAGGAGCATATCGGAGCAGCCATTGATAAAATCTGCTCTGGTGAGTATCCGAGAACTTCAGTCCCTGGATGGTGCAAACCAGGAAGCCTGCTTGAACGCTTTAACGAAGAAGCAGTACACCAACGTGCGCAAGGCGCTAGGTGTTCTTGCGGCTACGAAGAACAAGTGGGAGTCCTCTGCCAGCGTGAGTGGGACCTCGTGTTAAGCGCGGTAAACAGGTCGAGTAGCCCTGGATATCCGTGGGTATCACTTGGAACCACGAACGGTCAGGTATTGGACAACTACCTGGACGCTATCAAGGACGCCGTGGAGAAGAGGTTGTTGCAGATGTCTAAGTTCAAAGATGACATCAGAAACATGACGCCGGAAGATTTAGTTGAATTAAATATATGTGACCCCATAAAGCTTTTCATTAAGCAGGAGCCACATAAGCTGAAGAAAATAGTTTCAGGTAAACTGAGACTGATTTCATCAGTTTCTTTGGTAGATCAGATCGTCGTCAGGTTTTTGTGTCGTAGACAGAACAACGCTGAAATAGAGACGTGGGAATCGTGCCCATCTAAGCCGGGACTTGGTCTAAATGACGAAGGCCTGCAGGTGATCGCGGAGACCGCTCGTCAAATGTTGAAGCGTGGGACAGTTGCGATGACGGACGTGAGCGGTTGGGATTGGAGTGTGCAGCAGTGGGAGTTGGATGCGGACGCGGACTGTCGTGCGAAGCTTGCTGGAGCAGAGGATCATTCTCTGTTCCATAAGCTTCTCAGGGCACATGCGTGGTGTGTTGGCAACCCAGTGTTTGTCATCCCCGATGGAAGCGTGTGGGCGCAGACCTTCAGCGGCAAACAGCTGTCTGGAGATTACAATACCTCGTCGACTAATAGTCGGATGCGGGTTTTGGCATCTCTAGTAGCTCGTCAAGCTGCTGGACATAGTCTGGACGGCCCTATCGACATCTGTGCGATGGGTGACGACTCCTTCGAGCTCGAGTTCGATGGGTTGAAAGATTGTCTCGAGGAAATTGGTCATTCTGTGCGAATGGTTGAGACCACCAAGAAATTGGAGGGTCTTGAATTCTGCAGCATGGAGTTTAGAGAGGACGGGTCAGCAGTCCCTGTCAACTTACATAAGACTCTCTACCGTTTCTTAACCCATAAGGACTCACCCGACTACCCCAGTTGGATGGCTCAGTTGTCGTATGAATTGCGGCACCTAGTGGGTTCTCAATACGACAAAGTGTGGGGAGTTATAGCGGCCCGAGCTGAGCGGGCCAAAGAAAATCTTGATGGCGAGGCGGCGTGGACAACGACGGGGGGGAGCGCGAGCTCCCCAAGCGCAATCGAGGCGTCAGCCTGAGAACGGCAAGAACGGGCGTGTTAAGGTATGTACATTTACCAATACGCCTGTGAAAGACAGCAGCACGTATAAGATAAGTGCTGAAGTCGTAAAGCCGTTCCTGGAGTTGGCGACGCAGTGGCGACCTATAAGTGTGGTGTGTACCTACATGCCCTTAGTTGGTCCCGGTGAAGGCAAAGGAGTAGCATGCCTACTTACGTATCCTGATGTAGCACTAAAACCTAGTGCTTCTTCTGGAGCTGTGACTATGAATGGCGGTGTACCTAAAGCGGTGCACATAAAGCAGAGCCACCAAACTGGTGGTTTTTCTAATGAATGGCTCTCAACAGACGAGGATTCGGAAGGAGGTTATATGTTATACCTTAGTAATAAATCGACGACTGACATAGGGTGGATCAAGGTTCAACTCACTATACGTTTGCGGGGTTCTAAATAGGACCCAGCACTGGCCGACGATGACAGCAGTAGTGGACATGAAAGTGTTCATGAACACCTGGAGGAAGAAAGAGATGATCAACCTTCAGGTACCCCTGGAACTTCACATCGGAAGGAGGAAACTCAGATCGATATTGAAGACGACAACCCCTCATCTTCAGAGGCGGTTGAAAATGTAGTAGTGGATCCTCACTTAAAGAAAGTGTCTGAACTAGGTATGTTCAATCCGAAAATTCTCCTGTATGATCAGGCAGATTATACGGAATGGCCTACCCAACCGTACAGTGATCTTATTTGGGAGAGTGATGTCGCTAAAGGCTATATGTACGTTCATGTTAAGAGCAGTCTTTTCGACGTAGTTAGGTTCGATGACCGTTACTGGTCATATGACACCTCGGGCGATAAAGTTTTAGCTGTACTCATGGACGTTTCCGGGTGGGAGGAGATGCTGTCTCGTAGTGCTGGTGAGCAATAGGCCACCATAAGGTTTGAAACGTCATCCAAGGTGAAAACGTTACTCTGTTCTTTG